TGGACCCATAAGCCAGAAAAATTGGATAATATATTTTCCAAGATTGAGGCAGACGTAAAATCAATGGGAGACACCCTTTCTAAATTATTATAGGAGCCGGTATGAGTTCTGAACATAACGAGGAAATTGATAACAAAGATAATTTGTTGAGTGAAGAAGAAAGTTCGAGTCTGAATACATCAGGAATAAAGAAAGGAAGAAAAACTATAAAAAATAAAATCCAATTTCAATTAACATTGAATGAGGAACAAAAAAGAATAAAATCAGAAGCACTTCGTGATGATATTTCTGTTTTTGTTGGTAAAGCTGGTTCTGGTAAAACATTATTAGCAACACAAATTGCTTTAGAATGTCTTTTTTACCGTGAGGTAGAACGGATAATAATTACAAGACCAACCGTATCAAACGAAGACTTGGGATTTCTTCCTGGTAATATAAAAGAAAAAATGGATCCTTGGTTAGCACCTATACACGCAAATATGTGTATGCTTTATAGCAAAGAAAAAATTGAAAAGTTAATGGCAGAAGATAAGATAGAAATTGCTCCTATTTCATTTCTTCGTGGTAGAACATTTGTAAATGCCTGTGTTGTAGTTGATGAATCACAGAATGTAACTAAGGCACAAATGGAAATGATATTATCTCGTCTTGGTATCAATTCAAAGATGATGCTAACTGGTGATATATCACAAATAGATTTGAAACAGAAAAAAGATTCTGGATTGCCATATTTATTTAGTATGAAAGATAAGATACAAGGATTAGGGGTTTATGAATTAAAAACAAACCACCGTCATCCTATTGTTGATGATATATTAAAGTATTTTGATGAAAATAAAACCGAGAAGTAAATGGTAGAAATTCCTATTTGGCCTGGCTCATCTAGTTTTGCAACAGGTAGCACACCGTTTGGAACTTTTGATAATGATGCTGATTTTCAAGCAGACATAGATAAATTTTCAGATTGGTGTGCAAAGAGATTGGGTTATCCATTAGTTGATATAGAATTGCAAGATGTTAATTTTTACACTTGTTTTGAAGAGGCAATATATGAGTATTCATATCATATAAATCAGTTTAACATACAACAGAATCTTTTAAGTATAATGGGTTCATCAACTGCTTCAAATTTAACTCAAAGAAATATATCTACAAATATGGGTGGTTTAATACAACTTGCAACAGAATATGGTAGTGAAACTTTTACAAATGGTAATGTAAAATTTTATTCATCATCTATTGATATTGAAGTTGGAAAACAAAGATATGATTTGAATACTTTGATTCGTGACATAAAAGTTCCAAGTAGTTCAATAGAAATTAAAAAAGTTCACCATTATTCTCCACCAGCATCCATTCGTTTTTATGATCCATATTTGGGTAATCAGGCAATGCTTGATACATTTGGATTTGGTGCATATTCAACCGGTGTATCATTTATGTTAATGCCCATGTATGCAGATCTATTGCGTGTTCAGGCGATTGAGTTTAATGACATGATGCGTAAATCTGCATATTCTTTTGAAATAATTGATAATGATTTGCGTATATTCCCCATACCAACTAAAAATTACAAATTGTGGATAGAATATATTGTAAAAGAAGAACGAAGTGATCCATTGAAATACCCAAATGGTCAAGTGTCAGATATGTCAAATGCTCCGTATGATTTTATGGTATATTCACAAATAAATTCTGTTGGAAAGAGTTGGATATATTCTTTTGGATTGGCGCTTGCAAAAGAAATGTTAGGATATATTCGAGGAAAATATGGTAGTATACCAATTCCAAATGGTGAGACATCATTAAATGCTGCAGATTTATTGGGTGCCGCTGGAACTGAAAAACAAGCATTGGTTGATCAATTAAGAACAATGTTAGACACAATGACTCGTTCAAAATTGTTAGAGGCAAAAAGAATGGAAACAGAAGCACTTGCTGCTAGTCTAAATGGAACACCTTTAGCAATTTACATAGGATAATACAATGCCATTATTTCACGGACAAAGAGATGCCGGACTTGTTCATAAATTCAACATGGAATTGATAGTTGATATTATTGACACAGAAGTTGCAGTGTATAAACTTTCTATTGAAAATACAAAAACTAATTTGTATAATGAATCCGATAAAAAAGTGTATTATAGTGCTATAAAAGTTCCTGCTTTGATAGATTATCAACCACAAACATATGAAGGAACAGAGTTTGGTCAAGATTTTCAACAAACATCAAATTTTGCATTCATACGAGAATACTTGAAAGCAGTTGATATTTTTATAGAAGTTGGTGATGTTATAGAATACAATGGTGAATGGTGGGAAGTAGATGCCGTTCAAGAAAATCAATTCTTTGGTGGAAAAAATCCTGATTATTCTTTTGCAACAGAAAGATGGGGACACAATGTTTCTATAATTGCAAATGCACACTTGACAAGAAGATCTAGATTGCACATTGAAGAATTTAGACCAGCAGTTCCTATTGATAACAATGATATACCGAGCAACATATAATGAATAATTCTAGCAAATATAGAAAACCCCCATTGAGAAGAACACGAGATTCTTTTATTGATGATAAAAATTCTATACAAAATCCTAGATATGATTTAGGTGAAATGCGTCACTTGCAGGTTAGACGTGATAAAGATACTACTCGTAATATGGGTATAACTTTATATGACATTGATTTTGCAGTAAAATCATTTATAGATCAAAAAATACAACTTGCAGTAGAAGATAACGGACAATCCGTTCCAGTTCCAACGATATATGCTAATCCTGAAAAATGGGCATCTATACAAAAAGATGGTTATTTGAAAGATAAAAAAGGAAAAACTATAACACCTTTGATAACATTTCGTAGATCAAATGTTGCTATAAATTCTGTTCTCCGTAGAAATAAAGTTGCAACCATAAATCAGATTGCATACATAATGAAACAAAAATACAATAAATCAACACCTTATGATAAATTTAGCACTCAATATGATGCGAAAAAACCGGCAGAGTATTTTATGACTCCAATGCCAGATTATGTTGATGTTTCTTACGATTTCATATTGTGGTGCGATTACCAAAGTCAATTAAATTTTATTGTAGAAAACTTCATATACTTCAATGGTCAGTCTTTCGGTGATAAAAACTTTTTCAAGTTTTCTACATTTATGGATAGTGTTAGTATGGAAGATAGCAATACCACAGGTCAAGATAGAGTGGTTAGAGCATCTTTCCAATTACTTGTCCATGCTTATCTATTACCGAAAAACATTGCATCGCAAATGACAACAACAAGATTGGTAACTGCAAATAAGATAGTATTTGTTTCCGAGGCATTTAGTGACATAAACACTATTGCTTCTAATGACCGTAGAGAAATAGCAGAAAATAATGAAGAATTTGGTTCGATAAATACAGATGAAACACCAAGAGCATTACCACCGGGACAAACAGCAGCTGGTTTCCAACGATTGAACTCACGATCAGCAGAAGACTTGCTCAAATACTATCAACAAAAAGCACAACAATTGGCAAATAATCCTGCTTTCAAAAAACAAACAGATGCATTTGGTATTGGACAATTTGGTGGTGGACAATTTGCTGGTAGAGATTTGAATGCAGCAAAGCAATCAGGTGATTTTGAAATAGTAGATTTTGAAATATCATCAGAAAACAGAAACTTACCAACAGGTGATAGTGGAATAAATCAAGAAAATATAGATAAATTTACAAAATCACCCGGTGTTAAGACAAATGAGGTTGATAATACTGATTGATAAATACGATTTTGAAAGATTTATTACATATTTATAGATGTTATTTTTATACAATTTAAGAGGTTTCATATGTCAGAAAACATCGAACAAGTTTCGGAAAAAGAATTTCATCAAGAAGATATTGATGCAGTAAAATCATTACAATCAAAGTATGCAAGAACAACTGCACAAATTGGACAAGTTGAAATTGAGTTATATCTTCTAAACAAAAGATTAGAACAAACAAAAGAGTTGCGAGAAAAACTTTTTTCAGATTATACAAATTTACAAAACGATGAATCAGAACTAGTTAAAACATTAAATGAAAAATATGGTGATGGTGTTCTTGATATAGATTCTGGTAAATTTATTCCATCTGGATTATAGTTTCGATTTTTTCTTTCATATTTATATGAAGACTTAATTCTATAATTTTTTGGAGATAATAAGTGGCTAATGAAAGAATTGTAAGTCCTGGCGTGTTTACTAATGAAAATGACCTGTCATTCCTTCAACAAGGTATTGGTCAAATTGGTGCTGCACTTATAGGACCAACGCTCAAGGGACCTGCGTTTGTCCCGACTGTTGTTCAGGGTTACAACGATTTTGTAACAAAATTTGGTGGAACATTTGAACAATCATACTTACCGTATACCGCTAAAAACTATTTGAATAATGCTGGTAGTACAACTATTATCCGCGTTCTTGGTTCAGGTGGATATTCACTAACACATCCCATAGCACTTGTTGCAACTGGTTCATGGGGTAAAAAATTGATTTCAATGTTACACCCAACATTTGCTGTTACGAGTGATGGATCAACTTCATTGTTTAAGGATTCAACTTTGACATCAAATGCAAGTGGTAGTTTTGTTTTGACAGTAGCTGGTGATTTCCTCACCGATACTTCATCGTTTACTAATGCAACAAATGAAGACGGTGTTCCTTTCAGCGCTTCTATTGATCCAGAAACTACATCTTATATCGGTGATTTATATGGATATAACCCATACGGGACACGTGCTGTTTACAATTATGTTAATTTTAGATACCAAGCATCTGCATCACTTGCAGCTGATCCAGCAACAACAGTTTTAATAGAAACTGGATCAAGTGGACAACCCTGGAACTTCTTACAAGATTATTCAGAGGCATCAACACCTTGGGTAACTTCGCAAAAAATTGGTACAACTAAAACAGATTTGTTCAGATTCCATACACTTTCACATGGTATTCATTCAAATTATGAAGTAAAAGTTGGTATTGCAAACATCCGTGCAGCTGGAACAATAGCTGGATCTGAATATGGTGATTTTGATGTTGTTGTTAGATTTGTTGATCAATCTAATCTACCACAAACACCCTTTAACACCGAAGACGAAGATATTAGACCATCAATAGTTGAAACTTTCAAAGCCAGTCTTGATCCAAATTCACCAAAATATATTGCAAGAGTAGTTGGTGATAGATATATTACAATAACAGATGAAGGAAAAGTTGTTGTTAATGGTGATTATTCTAACAAATCAAAATACATTCGTGTTGAAGTTAGTGATGCTGTTGCAAATGGTGCAGCTTCACCTACACTTGTTCCCTTTGGATTCCGTGCTTTAATGACACCTATACCAGATGCTTTCACCCAACCACCTGCAGCTTCTTATGTTCCATCACAAACAGTTGGTGGTGCTTACAATCGTAGAGTTTTCTGGGGATTTGATTATGACTTTGCAAATACAGATAACTTTAACTATTTAAGACCATTGCCAATTTCTGCTAATCAAACAACAGGATCTAATATAGATTTCTATTTGGGTGATTACGAACAAGATGCTTCTGCTAATTTCCCATCAAGTGCAACATCATATAGTTCTTCAATAGATTTATCAACTAACACAGCACTTGATAGTCGTAAGTTTATGTTGCCATTCCAAGGTGGATTTGACGGTCATAAGCCAAATCTTCAAAAGAAAACAGGCACACATATTACCGCTAATAATACACAAGGATTTGATATATCAACAACTGCAGCCGATGGATATGTTGCTTACAAAAAGGCAATAGACGCTGTTTCAAATGCAGATGAATTTGATATTAACTTACTTTCAACTCCTGGTGTTTTACACTCATTGCATTCACCAATAACAACATATGCGGTTGATATGTGTGAAAATCGTGGTGATGCTTTTTATGTAATGGATTCAACCGGAATAAACGATAACATTGCAAGTGCAGTTTCTACAACAGAAGGTTTAGACACAAACTATGCTGGAACATATTATCCTTGGGTTAAAATTCTTGATTTTGATAGAAACAAACCTGTTTGGGTTCCACCATCAGTTGTTCTTCCGGGTGTTATTGCATTCAATGACCGTGTATCTGCTGAATGGTTCGCTCCTGCTGGCTTGAATCGTGGTGGTTTGACAGAAGTTGTTGAAGTTAAAACTCGTTTGACACAAGCCGAAAGAGACCAACTTTATGAAGCACGTGTTAATCCTATTGCAGTGTTCCCATCAACTGGAGTATGTGTATGGGGTCAAAAAACACTTCAAGGTCGTCCTTCTGCTCTTGACCGTATCAACGTCCGCCGTCTGTTGATTGCTGCTAAGAAGTTTATTGCTTCTTCTACAAGATACCTCGTGTTTGAACAAAACACATCACAAACAAGAACTCGTTTCTTGAACATTGTGAATCCATATCTTGAATCAATTCAACAACGTCAAGGTTTGTATGC